CGGCATCAACCGGATCGACAATGTGCAGCACCGACTCGGCCGGCACCCGTGCGGTCTCGCCCGCCAGACCTGGATCGGTGATGTCGCCCGGGTGGCGGCGCAGGAAGTGGTAGGCCACACGCCGGCCGATCTGGTCGAACTCGATGCCCTGGCGTATGCGGTGCCCGTTCTCCAGCAGCCGATTGTGGTTCAAGGGCAGCATCTCGGAGGGCAGCATTTGCAGCTGCAGCGGCACGCTCAGGCCGTCATCGGGTCGGCGCGGCCGTACCCTAAAAAACACCTCACCGGCAATGAAGAGTTCGCGTGCGGCGCGCCGCTGCTGGCCGTAGAAATCCGTCAGGCCCTCGGCGTCGGACTCATCCGTCCAGCGCAGCCACAGGCGCTGCACCCGGTCTTTGAGCGCCGCATCGGTGATGCCAGACGATGGCTTGATGCCCGTGCCCACGGCGTTGCCAGCCCAGGACTCGACCGCATTGACGGCGTAGCCGTTGTTGCGAATCAGGAAGCGGGCGCGCGCCGTCATGTCGGCCCCGGCAGCCTGGATCAAGGTATTGACGTGCGCGCGGCTGGCCGCAAAGCTCTTGAGGCGGCGGGCCGACAGGCCGCCCTCAAAGCCGCCGGCGATGCCGCCGAACATCGCACCCACTTTGCGGCGCAGGTTTGCCAATGCGCCGGCCATCACAGCTCCTTGCTGCAGTAGGTGCGGATGCTGCGCGCACGCGCGCGGCCCTCGGCCTTGGCGATCTCTTGCTCCAGATCGCCCATGGCCGCGCGCAGATCGGCGTCGGACTTGTAGGTAACCAACTTGTCGCCCGCGCGCACGGTGAGCACGCCGTTGAAGCGCGCAGCCTGCAGCGCCTCACGCTGGGCCTTGAGTTGTTCGAGTGTCATGGGCAGAACTCCTGGCCAGAGCGAGGCTGGCGCGGTATCACATATAGTTCGACGGGATCGCCATGCGCCGCCGCCTTGGGCTGGGCGTCATGGGCGCGGTCACGGGCGCGTTGTTGCCAGCGCTGGGCTGGCGATTGACGGGCATGGGCGGCAGCGCCTGCGCCCGCTTGTTCAGATTGAGCCCCATCGACAGCAAGCCGTGCAGCGCGGCGTAGGCGTACACCCGGCAGTCCAGCGCCTCATTGCGCCGCCCATCGGGCTTGCACCAGTAGCGCAGCGCAAAGCCCTTCACGTACCGGGTGCGCACGCGCTCGGCGGTGAGCTGCTCGAAATACTGCGCATCACGATCCAGCGGAAAGTGCATCGCCCCGGCACCGGTCTCCTTCTTGAGCCGGGCGTAGATCGCCTCTTTGGCCGCATCCACGCCCACCGTGAACAAGTTGACCCGGCCCTTGTTGGCCTTGCTCGGGCGCTTGGGCCAGATCGGGCGCTTGCCCGCACCAGACCCGCCAGCGCCCTTGATCGCCCAGATGCGCCTGCGCTCGCGGCCCTTGCAAAAGGCGTAGGCCGCCAGCGTGTGGTGCCCGCCAGTGTCCAGGCACGCGGCCTCGATGGTCAGGCCATTGGCCAGCGTCTCGTGCTCGAAGCGGCTGCCCAGATAGGCGTCGAGTTGCACCCAAGTGTCCGGTGCCGATGGGTCGCCCCAGAGCACCTTGTAATCAATCGACCAAGACTCCTCGTCGCGGCCCCAGCCGACCACCTCCAACTCCAGCCGGTCATCTTGCACGTCGATGCCGCAGGTGAGCAGCGCCACCTCGGCCGGTATGGCTGGCCCGTAGGCTTTACGGCGTGTCATCAGGCCCTCGGCGTCTAAGGTCTCGCTCTCGCGCTCCTCCCAAGACTCGGCCAGCTTGGTGTTGACCCAGACCTTTAGGCGCACCGGATCTTCCTTGGCGGCGTGGTGCTCTAGGGCGATCTCGCCCCAGCTCAGCCAGGGGCTGTAGAGGCTGGAGAGGTGAAAGCCCAGCGTGTTGCCATCGCCCTCGGCCGTGGCCGTCCAGCGGCCCTTGGCCAGCAGCGCCGGTTTGCGGTACTCGGGGTGCGCACCCTCGCAATGCGGACAGTGCCAGGCGGCTTGCGCCATCTTGTTGTGCTCCCAGCGGATGTTGCGCCAGTACATGGGGCTGTACGCCCCGCAGTAATCGCAGGGCACTTCGTGCACCTGTTGGTTCGACTCCAGGTAAGCCTTCTCGATGCGCGAGTGGCCTTTGATCGTGGGTGTCGAGCACAGGTAGATTTTGCGGTTGAGGAAGGTGGCGGCGCGCTGCACGGCCAAGGCCACCGGATCGCCTTCGCCGTCGGCGTCGCCCGGGTAGCCGTCCACCTCGTCGAGAAACAGGTAGCGCACCGGCATTGAGCGCAGGCCCACCGCCGAGTTGGCCCCGGTCATAACCAGCACGCCGCCCGGGAACTCCTTCATCAGCTGGGTGTTGCCCGAATCGCGCGCGCGCGGGTCTTTGACCCGGCTGGCCAGTTCGGGGCTGGATTCGATCAGCGCATCGATGCGCTGCTTGGAGACGCGCTTGGCGCCCTCCACCGTGGGCTGCACCAGCAGCATCGGGCCAGGGCTGTGGTGGATCACGTAGCCCAGCCAGTTCAAGCCCGCCTCGGTCTTGCCGATTTGCGCGCCCGCCATGAGCACCACGCGCTGCGCTCGCGTGGTAGCCGACAGCGCATCCATCACGGCCTTGAGGTAGGGCGTGCGGCCCGTTGACCAGCGCCCCGGCTCGGCCGATGACACCGATGAGAGCACCCGGTGCCGGCTGGCCCATTCGTCCACGGTGAGGACGGGATCGGGTGCCAGGCCTTGTTTCCAGGCCTGCTCCACGATGCGCGCTGCGGCCGCTTCAGCGGTGTCGAACATAAGCCACTCCGGTGCAAAATAAAGCCAAGCCCAGCAAAAAACGCTTGGCTTTGCCCTCGCACAGCGTGTTAATGGAGTTGTCGCAAACGACAAACCGCCAAGCCAAGCAGGAGCCAGAGATGAACACCACCCAAATCCCCGCCCACAATGCCGTTCAGCAGATCGAACCCTTGCTCGAACGCATTGCACTGGATCACCTCTTTATCGAGACCTTGGCCACGCGCCACAGCGACAGGCTGGACTTTCATGACGTCAGCGTCTGGGCCGTCAAGAGCGCCCTGCTGGCCGCCTACCAAGCGGGAATGGCCGCAAGCCACAGCGCCGCTGCCCATGCAGCAGGCCTTGCAAGCAGCCAGCCCAGCGCCTGACCCTTAACGACGACGACCACCACCACCAGGAGCGCACCCATGTCCGCACAAACCACACCCATCACCGAACGCCAACTCGATCTCATCACCCGCGCGCATGGCGATGCCGCTGGCTTGGTCGAGCCGCTGCTGACTCTCAAAGGCGGGGCCAAATTGAAGATGATTGCCAGTCTTGAGAGGCGCGGCTTGATCGAGCAGGCCGATGGCCAATGGCGCATCACGCGCGCCGCCCTTGCCATCATCCAGGGCCAGGCCCAGCCAGAGGATGTGCTCCCGCCCATAGGCGCAATGGGCAGCCCCGCCCCGCCCCCGGCCACAGACCCAGAGATCGAGGCCGCCGTGGCCGCAGCAGAGGCCAATTGGCAGCCAAGCCAGCCCGATGCCGCACCCAAGCGTGGTCGCGAGCACAGCAAGCAGGCCAGCGTGATTCAGATGCTGCAAAGGCTCGAGGGCGCCACGGTGCAGCAGATTTGCGCATCCACCGGCTGGCAGGCGCACACGGTGCGCGGCACCTTTGCCAATACCTTCAAAAAGAAGCTCGGGCTGGCCATCGTTTCGGACAAACCCCAGGGCGGCGAACGGGTTTATCGCATTGCCTGAGCACCTAATAAAGCGTGGCTTTGTTGCACAAAAAATAAAGCAAAGCCAAGCAGAAAACGCTTGGCTTTACTCCCGAACAGCGTGTTAATGGAGTTGTCGCAAACGACAAACCACCAAGCCAAGCAGGAGCCAGAGATGAACACCACCCAAATCCCCGCCAGCCAGAACGAATCCTGGGGCTTTTACAACGGCATGAGCGAGCAAGCCGATGCCGCTTGGCCCCTGGCGATGACCGCCATCTCGAACGCCACCAGCCAGCCCCTCGAATCAGTCCAGATCTTCCTCGACAGCCGCCACGGTCGCCACTTTGCGGACGATGTCCTCAACCAGCATCACGCGGGCCAGCCCCTGGCAGACGCCATCAACGCCGCCACCCAGCAATGGATGGGCTGGACAATTGGCCGCCTGACCAGCAAGCAATACGGCATCCCGCGCGGTCTGCCCTACCTGACGGGCTTCGTGATTTACGCCGAGATCGTTGAGGACTCGCTGGCGGCCTGATCATCGAACAGCGCGCCATCCGACTCCCGGGTGGCCTGCTGGCCAGTCCAGTCCTGCCAACGGCGCACGATCACATCCACGTACTTCGGGTCGAGCTCGATCAGCCGCGCGCTGCGACCAGTCTTCTCGGCCGCGATCAGGGTCGTGCCCGAGCCGCCGAAGGGGTCGAGCACCACATCGCCCGGGCGGCTCGAATTGCGGATCGCGCGCTCGACCAATTCCACCGGCTTCATGGTCGGGTGCAGGTCGTTCTTGTACGGCTTCTTGATCTGCCACACATCGCCCTGGTCGCGGTCGCCGCACCAGTGGCGCTTGGCGCCCTCGCGCCAGCCGTATAGGATCGGCTCGTACTGGCGCTGGTAGTCCGAGCGCCCCATCGTGAAGGTGTTCTTGGCCCAGATGACGAAGGTTGACCACTTGCCACCAGCGGCGCGAAAGGCGGCTTGCAGCACGTCGAGTTCGCTCGACGACATGGCCACGTAAATGCCGCCCTTGCAGTGCGCCACGGTGGGCGCGAGCGCGGCCAGCAGGAAGTCGTAGAAGCCCTCGCCGAGGTTGTCGTTGAGGATGGCGCGCTCCTTGCCGCGCATCTTGTCCTTGGCGCTGTTGGCGTAGTTCACGTTGTAGGGCGGGTCGGTAAACACCATGTCCACTGGCTGGCCTTCGAGCAGCAGCACGTAGCTGGCGGCATCGGTGGAGTCGCCGCACAGCAGCCGGTGCTGGCCCATGATCCAGACGTCGCCGCTCTTGGACGCTGGCTTGACCGGCACCTCGGGTGCCGCATCCTCGTCGCTCTGGCCTTCGTTGTCGGGCTCCTCGCCCGCCATCAGATCGGCCAGCGCCTCGTCATCGAAGCCGGTCAGGGCCACATCGAAGTCATCCTCGGCCAGCGCCGCGAGTTCGATGCGCAGCATCGCGTCGTCCCAGCCCGCGTTCTCGGCGATGCGGTTGTCGGCGATCACCAGTGCCCGGCGCTGGGTCTGGGTGAGGTGATCGAGCACGACCACTGGCACCACGTCCAGCCCGAGTTTCTGCGCAGCGGCCAAGCGGCCGTGCCCAGCCACGATGATGCCGTCGCTGCCAGCCAGAATCGGATTGGTGAAACCGAAC